GCCTCCCATGTGGTGCGCTTCTGGAGAATCACGCGCGGCGTCACTGGAGCCGAAAATCGGGGTTTTATAGAATGACGGCTGGGCCGCAATTGCAAGGTTATCACTCCAAGTAATCCGCTGGTCAGCCTGGCTTGACGTATTCTCCGTTTCTTGGCCAAAGCAATTACACATAGACTTTGGGATGGGACAGACATATGCAGTTACACCACCAAGAGTAGCGTCAACAGACAGGTTATTACGGTACCAGTACGTCTGGACGGTTTCATATTGGGACTTAGTAAGCGAACTAAGTTGTCGAGAGAGTGCAGCAATTTGCGTAGACTGCGCTTTCGCTCCAGTCTTACGCTTAATATGTTTGCGACGGAGAACTTTAGACTTTGTGGTAGGCATGGTCAGAAGTTAAGGTTATATATCTAACCTATATATATAATCTACTGAATTGACATCAAGTAAACCATGACCGCGACAGCCAAGAAAGAGAAAAAGACTCGGGGTACTCGTTTTGTATTCACTGACTTCGGCCTGTGCAAATGGGACAAAATCTTCAAAGAGAATGCGGAAATCCGATTCCTGGCCTACGGGGAGGAGATCTGTCCTAAGACGAGGAAGCAACACCTACAAGGATTTCTTCAAACGACTCATACTATGCGATTCGCGGCAATCAAGAAGATGTGCAAATACAATGGCCTGCACCTGGAGGTCATGATGGGCAGTTTCAAAGACAATGAAAAATACTGCTCCAAAGAAGGCGCCTATAAAAAGTTCGGGAACTTTGTGACACAGGGGCAGCGCACTGACCTGGAAGCTGTGATCGACGATATCGAGACCACTGGTGGCGACGTGGAGCAGATCATGGAGAACCATCCCGAGCAATACATAAAATTCCACGGCGGGATTGACAAACTCTGCTCTCACCACAAGAAAAAGAAAATGCAAAAATGGCAGGATGTTAAAACTCATATTTTGACAGGATGTGCTGGCACCGGAAAAACCTCACACGTATTCAAGAAGTACGGTTACGACAAGGTCTTTACCCTGGATTCGGACGCTGACAGCAAGTTTTTACTTGATGGGTATGGGGGCGAAGAGATCTTGTTGATTGACGACTTTGTCGGCAATATCCGATACTCTACCATGCTGCGATTATTGGACGGTCATCCCATGAAGCTGAACGTCAAAAACGGCCGTGCATACAAGGCTTGGTCTAAAGTCTACATTACCAGTAACGTAGCGCCCGCACTTTGGTATAACAAAGAGCTGGGCGATAACTTCGTGAGACGGCTTGACACCTGGCACGAAGTGGACAAGGGGGTAACACTGAACCCCTTGTCCTTGAAAGATGTTAAAACAAATACTAAACGTTGGGATAGCTATGGGGGTGACGACTGTGCCACCCTCGCCTGATTGTTACCCGGATCCGTAGGTCCGGGCACCAATCCCCACCCGGAAAAAAAACATACCGTATTACACGACAACCTTATAAAAGTCCCTGACTAAGAGGGAGAGATTGACAGTTTCGAGGTCGACAGACATGCCGTTATTTATAATAACCAGATACTGAAGCTTCTCGTTTTTCTCATCGACGTAGCCGAGCTGCGAAGCATTGACAGACTTGTAACCCGAATCAGGATTTCCTGAAACAAGAGTTTCTTGCTTGTTAAAACATTTGAGTACGCCGCCGGGCTTCAATTTGATTGATCCAGTCGCAATGATAGCATTGTTAAGTGGATCGGTATTGCCCGCCTTCGCGGTCTGCTCCTGCGAGGTAGAGCCAGGGTGAGAGAAATTCACCTCTCTATGGTAATCAATATTCCAAAACTTCTTATTGATTTGCGAACCCATCACGTTCGGATGAGTGACGTAGTCTGTGCCGTTGCGTAAAAATGCAGCTGAACCTGCAGTACCACCGAGTGGATCGACGGCCTTGAGACTACGGTCGGTGACAAGCTGGTCAGCTTGCCGAGACTTCGGAGAAAGTAAGAAAATAGAATAAGTGCTGAAAGCGGGTTCATCACTAATCATTCGCCATTTCAAAACGCCTCCCATGTGGTGCGCTTCTGGAGAATCACGCGCGGCGTCACTGGAGCCGAAAATCGGGGTTTTATAGAATGACGGCTGGGCCGCAATTGCAAGGTTATCACTCCAAGTAATCCGCTGGTC